TAAACTATGTGGAGTTGACTTTGTCTAAGAAAGTTATACTCCGACATTATTTATTTAGAAACCGCCATTTTCTTCAGCTAGTGTAGAGCCAGCCGATGTGTCAGCATAACCTGTGTCACTGAAAGTGGTGCTTCCTTTATATTTTACTTGCATATCATAATCGCCAGCCGCTGTTAAAGTGTCTGCCGGTAGAGCTGCAAATTCAACTGTTGTAGAAATTACGTCTGCAACTTCTACTGTTGGAATAGATAACATAGCTCTTGGAATATCCAACTCAATGTTTGGAGCTGTTCCAGAAGCATTACCCATAAATAAACTCATATCAAACGATGGCTGAATTAAACTTGTTGCAGATGTTAAATCTTTTAACAAATCATTTGAACCATTTGTTTTTGTGTCTAAGTAACAAGTTAATGAACCAGTCACATTTCTAGCTCCAGTAAATGAACCAATAGGTTTATCTACAATACCTAATGTTTCAGGAGTTAAATAAGTAATATTATTAGCAATTGTTATACTTCCGCCTGTTATATTAACTGAATAAGTTTTAGCTGCTAAACTACCAGTACTTACTCCACCACCTTGTTCGGCAGTAGATAAAGATAGTTGTGATAGTTTATTCTTTAAGTAATCAGCATCTGAACTATCAGTAACATCTACATAATTATATTTTTCTGCATATGTTCCGTCTGTGTTGCCAGTATCTGTAGTACCATCTGTTGATAATACTTTTGAAGGGTCTTCAATAATTTCAGACACTTGATCAATAGTTGTAGCATTACCTGACCAACTTAAAGTTGCTATACCATCAATAGAGAAGTCAATCTCTACTTGGTTGACTTGACATTCGTTAAGTCTATATGTTGTATTTTCTAGTGCAAAGAAAATGTTTAGTTTTAATAGCTCGTGAGCATCTGAACTAACAAAGTTTACGTCTGCTGTAGTTGATGTGAATTGAATCGCACCATTTGTTGTTGCACCAGCAGTTGATGCTGATGATTGTGTTGTATCTACATCATCTTCTGCTTTTGTTATACTTTGTCCAGCAAGAGCTGCCCAAAGAATGTTCTCTACCATATCTACTTGACCTGAATCTCTAAAAGAGTTTGTTCCATGAACAAAAGGTCTAGCATATGTTTGGAATGACCATTCTGCAGGAGCCAAGGAGTCGTTAAATCTTCTTGAAGTCCTGTTCGGTGTAGCACCCGCTTCACTGACTGTGATGTCAGTATTTTCACTAGCTTGAGAAAAACTATACCCATCTAATACACCAATTTTAAAAGTATTTGCATTACTTTCATTTCCTTTAAAGACTCCAAGACCGTTTCTACTACCGTCTGCGGTTTTACCGTTAGCTGATACTCCGTCTACAACTGCTGTAAAACCAGTAGCTGTACCTGTAGTAGCAGTTTGAGATAGTGTTTCTCCATCTGTAAAGTCATTACCTCTAAAGTTATTTGGAATGTAGACTGATTCAACATCGCTACCGCTAATTGTTTTAACGATAACTTTCATTTCATCAGAGTTGGTTCCACCTTGCAATGTAAGAACATCGCCTACGGCATATGTTCCACTAGTGGTTCCACCAAGTGTAGTTATACTTTTAACTCCACCTCTTGAAGCGTTGCTATTTGCAACTACCCCATTCACTGAGCTCACAAATACTTTGGTATTTCTTGATAGATTTAAAGCCATTGCTTCTCTCCTATTTACTTCTATGGAAAGGATTTCGCATGATTTTAATCAGCGTCTTCGTTTCCTAATATCGTACAGTGACGACCATTTCTCCTATACCTAGAGGAGCAATTACTCCTTCATCAGTGCTTATAGACTCAATCGTTATAGATGTTGTTTTTAAGCTAGGGTCTACGGCATCATCATACACCAATGCATCATTCTCGTCGATTACTCGTTCGATATCTTCGAGTAATAATGCTAATTCTTCTTGAGCATCTTCTTCGTTTTTTACATATGCTCTTATTGTTACTATTAAAAATCTCCATTTAAATCCTGCAGGTTGATATTCTCTTTCTTCGTCTCCTGGGACTATGCAGATTTTTGGATATTGTTCTATTTCATCTAAAAATACTAATTTTGTATCTACATTATCAAATAAGTTAATTTTATAAGGATGACTACCATCTATTTGTTTTAACTTATCTGCAAGAGCATGGGCAATCTTTTTTCTATTTGTTCTATATATACTTGCCATTATATTCTCCTAAGTGTAAATTTTGCACTAATATGTTCAGCTGCCAAATTTCTAATACTTTTGGTGATTAGAGGTTTTGGATTATACCCTGGAGGCCATCTTCTTTCTCCTGTATTTTCAAATGTTTGATAAGGATTTAATTGATATGTATATTCTCCAATTAAACTCTGTTTACCTAATCTTAAATTTTCTAATTTTACGCTGTTTGAGAATCTACCTGTTTGATTTATAAGTGCAGGCCTTCCCATATTTCTTCTAACTTCAGCAGGTAATCTTCTATTAATTAATCCTCTTAGTCTATTAGGAGTCATATCTCTTTGAGATTCTCCACTTCTTTTCTTAGCACGCTTAATAGAAGAAGCTAAAGTTATGGTATTAGTAATTCTTCTTACTTGTAACTTTTTGCTATTTTTTACTTTTCCTTTTCTATCGTTTCTTTTTTTAGGTTTTTTAAGAGTTGCTTTTTTAACTCCTCTTACCTTTTTTGTAATTTTTTTAGCTTCACTATATGTCTTTGAAGCTCTGTAATCTTGTCTAAAACTGTTACTACCACTACTATCTAATGCATTCTTTTTACTCATGCTTGTGGGTTTGTTTTTTGTTAGATAATTTTTAATTTCTTTAAGAATATTATTTCTAACTCCTTTGCCCTCAGCCGCAGTCCAGTCTGTATCTAATTTTGCTCCTTGCTGTTCAATTGTTCCATAAATTGCTCTTCTTTCCCCTATTAAATTTCCTTCTGAATCAAATTCGGGCAAATATTCATATTTTACTCCTAATTGACTTCTTAAATAATCTCCAATAGCCCATGTAGTATCTTGATATTTAAATGATACATCAATTTGACTTGATTCAAGGGCTTCAATAAATTCTTCCCCTCTAGCTAAACCTACTGTAAACTGTTCATCATGTGAAAAATGAGTAGTATTTCCTATAGCTATTCTTCCTTTTCTTTTATTTGTATCTTTTTCTAACTCTTTAGCTACTCCATCTGTTATAGCTTCTTGTCTAACTACTTCAATCCAATCATCCCAGGCTTGCGCTCTTAAAGCTGCTGCAATTTTAGATAAATTGGCTTTTAATGCTTTTTCATTTATTTGAATTTTAAAGTTATCTTCTGTTGAAGTTGGCATTAACCAAATACTTCGTTTATCTAACTGTAAATCTCCAATACTATTAATTTTTGTATACTCTTGTACTTTAAGTCCACCCGCATTTTTAAAATTTCTAAAAATATTTCGTAAAATATTTTGCCAAGTTAATTTATTGTTTTGCTCTTTTGCAATTGTTTTATAAATACTAGGATCAGTTCCAAAAATTTTATTTATCGCTTTAGAAGTACCATTTATAAAAGCTGCCGCTGATTCTTGAGTAGTAATTCGTATAACATGAATATTTCTACCCATTTCTAACTTTCTAGCGGTTTCGTCAGAGCCTAATTCTAATAATGCTTCTATTTCCTTTTCTATAAACTCTGATGCCATTACTTATAAACTTTATAGAAATCCAAGATTCTCTTTATGTGATCTGGAAAGTCTATATTGTCCCTTAAACTTGTAGATACTTGATTTTGAATCTGAGCACCTTGAATAGTCATAGAGGCTTTTCTTTCATCTTTTAAGTAATATTTTACCAAATCAAAACATGCTAATTTTAAATCTGCTGGAGTTGACGAATATCCTGCTCTATATGTAACTTTTACTGCTTTTCTTCCTTTTGGAAAAGCTTTGTCACTAGTGGCAGTTGTTCTTGTAATTATATCTTTTTCTAAATCTATTACATAGTCATATTTACCACTTGAATCTGAATTTTCACTAATTAATGTAGTGTATGTTCCAGATTGTCCATCTCTTTCTTGTACTTCTGATACGCTGACAAGAGGACTTTCGTCGACCATTATCTGATAAGTGCTATCGTCATGTATATCAAAGTATTCAACTTTATCACTAGAGTAGTAATCTACAATACTAGTGCCGCAATAAGTTTTTACTGCTTGGCTTATAGAAGGTATAATAACATTTAATTTCGCATCTTCACTTACTCCTGTAAGTCCTGCGAAATCTTTGTATTCTCTCAATGTTACTAAATTTGCCATAATTCTCCTAAAAAGTGGTGGGCTTAAGGTAGCCCACCAAAACCATTAACCTAAACTTAGGCTCCTTTATAAGCGTATGCCCACTTAGAAGTTACGTTATCAATTAGGTCAGTAAATCCAAGTCTTTGTGAAGCCACAAGTACTCTTCTTTGGTTAGCTACTTCGTAGTCTGACTCAATTGTAACACCTCTTAATCTTGGCATTACGTAGTTTCTTGGGTATACAGCGATTGCGCCGTAGATTCCAGCTGCCTTAGAAGCGAACTCGTCACACATTAGTACTCTTGAACCGAATACTTGGCCGATTTCACCGTTAAGTTTAGTTGCCATATCGCCAACTAATTGTGCATCTTGGAATTCTGGGTCTTCAAGAAGGTTATAGTAAACATCTTGTGAAACGATGTAAACAACTTCTGAAGGGTTAATACCATATTTACCCATGTTCTTTCTCATTGCAAGTAAGTCAGCGGCTGCTACAGAGTCACTTGTAGCGAAGCCTGATGCACCTGCTGAAGTTTCGTGGTTATCTCCATCAGCTGCTGCTAATAGACCTTCAAATGCGCCTGATGAGTAAACACCATTATCGTGGTTACCTGCTAGGATTGCATTCTCGATACCTCTTGCATGTGATCTAACCATAGACTCTCTAATTAAAGGAAGAATTGGTAGAATTGCATCTTCTTCTGTCTCATTACCTAAGTATGATTGTGAAATTAGTTTAACAGTTGAAAGAGTTCTTTCTGTTAAATCAACACCGTTGTATGGTGCACCTAATGCATCACCTCTTGCATCTAAGTTACCTTTTGGTGATGAACCAGAGGCTGTTTGAGCTGAAGCGAATTCAGCGTAACCTGCATCTGGTAGAATTGGGATAATCATATTAGCTGAAGTCATAGCGATTTCTCTAAATAGAGGTGCTAAAACTAGCTCATTTTGAATATCTCTTTCGATGTTTGTTGAAACGACTTGCTCAAAGTCTGCTGAAGATACTTCAACACCTGAGTGCTGATTTACTTTCTGCATAACGCCTTTTGCGTAATCATTGTCCCATCCTTTACCAGTAGCTAAACCAGCAAATTTTGCATCAATGATGTCGTTCTCAAAAGCTTTTTTCCAGTCGCCTTGACCTTGTCTATCACTAAAAACTCTTTTTGACTCACGAATACTCATGATTTCTTCAGATTTTTCAGCTAGTTGTGATTCAAGATTTTTAACAACTGCTTCTAAATTAGAATAGTCATTTTTAACTCTTTTCTCAACATCAGACATAAGTCTTTCAGCACCAGATAACCCTACTTCGATAAGGGTTTTTTGTTCTTCCTGCTTAGCTTCTTGAACAGCCTTTTCTTCCGCCTCCACTTGAGCTTGCTTTTCAGCCTGCTCAGCTTGAGCCTTTTCCTCAGCTGCTTTAAGTTCGGCTTGCTTCATTGCATATTGAGCAACAGCTTTTTCAGCTGCTTCTGCTGCAAATTGATTCAAATCGAACTCAGGAGAAGTTTCAGGAGTTTTATTTACTTCTGACATATTAGTCTCCATTTTTTGGGATTTCTCCCCACTTGGCTGCTCAACTTTCACAGCGTCTGCTGAGTCTATCGAGTTAGCCTTGATAAATTGCTTTTTAAACTTGTTGTAATCTTCCATATTATCAAATGACTTTGCTAAAGAGAACGTTGCTCCCTGGTTGCAAGGTACTGATACTACAGAGACTTCAAAAAGTTCTGCGTCCTTTATTTTATATCCGTCAGTTTCTGGCATATAATCAGCATCCTTGACTCTGAAACCGACGGAAAAGGCTCCAAGGACACCATCTTTAACTAAATCTTTTATGTCTCCAGCAGCTTTTGATATTTTTGCCGAAATATCTAAACCGTTTTTGGAAACTTCTAAACCTGTTGCTCTACCTATCGGCTTATTATAGTCATGATTAAACAAAATAATTGGATTAGATTTAAAATTTTCTAATCCACCTTTTGTCCACGCATCATGTTCTATTATATCGCCAGCTCTATCTAGTGCATTTGTACTTGCAGAACCTTTGATGTCTATTCCGCCATCATCGGTTTCGCCCAGAGTTTTAAAAGTATTAGTCCAATGAAATATTTTTTGATTAATCTTTGACATCTTCTTTCTCCCCTTTCACTGCAGCTTTTTTAGGTGCTGCCTTTTTAGGTGCTGCTTTTGGTTTTTCAACCTTTGCAGGCGCAACAGAAATAGGATATCTTTTTTTCATAAAATTGAGTACTCTAGTCCAGTTTCCAAACTCTCTTCTTAAAAGGTAGTCTTTAACAGGAACATCTGACCCAAATGATTTATATTCAGCTAAATCGATTTCTTTTCCATGTTTGGAACAGAACTCTGATAAAGCTTTTAACATCATATCTTTTGTCATATTATTCTTCCTCGCTTGGTGGGGTCTCTACTGGTCTGCCACCTTCTTCAGGATTGACTGATGAACCTGCTAAGTTGACAGGAACACGAGGCTCATCAAATCCCTCTATTGGATCTTTACCCATTGCTTCTCTTGCTTCATTTGCACTAAGAATTCCTGTATTCACTAGTGTTGCGTAGTAAGCTGCCTGGTCTCTTAATTCAGGCTGTAAAGCAGGAATACCTGTTACGTCCTCATTAAGTTTAAATCCAAAAAATCTTTCCAAAGCATATCCTATTTTTCTTACTATTGGTAATACTGTTTCCAAATAGTATAGTCTATGATTTGGTCTTATGTTTGCATTATTACCACCGTCTAATAAAATTGGTGGTATTCCCATTGCCTCTAGTATTATTCTTTCATTTGCTTTTATTGACTCTTGAAAGTCTAATTCTTTAAAGTTTACTTTTGATAATGAATCTACTTCTAGTCCACCATCTAAAATAAGAGGTCTTCTACCTCCAGTATTAGGATTATATCTCATACTCCAAGCTTGTAACATTCTTTCTTTAATTTTTTCTGAAAGAGTGTTAGGACTTTTTAGTACTAAACCTGGAACTGCTCCATTTTTAAAGAAGTTATCTTGAAACTTTCTCATGCTTCCTAGTAACTGCATAGTTCTAAAAGCTGGTTTCAATCTTGGAACTCCTCTATAAATAGATTTAAAACTGTTCTCTTTTATATGTATAATTTCATTGACACTGTAATCAATGCTATTATCATAACTGTATTTTTCTACATATGTTTTATCATCTGAATAAATTGTTACCTTATCCGCTGGTAGATGGTACAAATGAGCACCATCAAAGTATATAAATATATTACCATCAATTAGTAAGTCAATTATCAGATTTCTTTTAAATGTACTTACATCTTGAAAAGGATTTGGTTCAAAATTTAGTAGTTGATCAACTTTTACTCTACGAATATTTTTTATTATATTGTTAGTACCTATTCGTTGTTCGCCAACTGTAAATGGAATTTCTGCAACATCATCTACTATCATGTTTACAGCTCTATTTACAATTTCTAGTTGTTCATATGCATTTTTATAATTAGTGACAACTTCTTGGCTGTCTATTGTCATTCCTTCATTTCTAGAAATGACGTATTGCGAAGGATTGAGTTTTTCCTCAATCTCTTCGTTACTTCTGCCTATTAAAAAATCATACCATGCCATGTGTCTTTTCTCTTTGTTTCTCGACCCACCTAGCTTGTTTCTCTGCTGTGAATAGTTTGGGTCGCTTACCATAAATTGAATGTAGTCTTAAATGGTGCTGATGGCAGAGAGTAACTGTTTTATCATAAACTTTATCATAGTTCTCACCTATAAACTTCTCTCGAATATCTAGTATGTCTTGCTCACTCTCTATACTTATATTGTTTTTACTTAGCCAAGTTTCTAGTAGTTCGGTCAATCCGTAAAAATGGTGAAAATCTAAATTGTCAGTATTTCCGCAAATAAAACATTCGCTTCCTTTTTTATACTGTGATTTAGCTTTATCTCGTACGTATTTAACTAAATCTCTCTTAAATTTCATATCTAACTCTTAATATGAATTATAACAAAAGTTCACACCAAAAGTCAAGAAGTATTTTTGACAGGTGTTATTAAAACGATGTCGCTGAGGTTTCAAATGAATATATAGCATATCTTATAGCATCGGCCATGTGCGATGCCCCGTCATGTTTTGGTCTTTCTTTCATTAAATTCGGATTTGGATCCCATTGATATTGGTCAAGACATATCTGTACTTCTCTGCAACCTTGATGTACTATAAGTTGATCGTTATCAACTACTCCTGCTACTTGTCCTATTCCGTCAAGAACAGATTTTTTAGCATTAAGAGTAGATATATCATAGTTTTGTGCAAAGTCATATCTTGTTTGTTGTGCAGCAGAGTCTATATAAATATAATCTATGTCCCATTTATTTATTAACTTTCGTATTTCTGCAGCATGTTGTTCTGTTGTTCTTTCTGAGTCTAAATACTCATCTACTACATAGTATTTTTCTTCGTCCCAGTCGTAAGCAATTACACAAAAAGCTGTTGGGTCTTTGTAACCTACATCAAGTCCCGCGAATACATCCATTTTAGAAGTATCAAAATCAGTTAAATCTGCTATACATTTCTCATGATTAAATGCCCAGATTTGTCCTTCGTACACATTGAAGTCCGCCATGTACTCTTGTTGGAATTCAGATTCTGACATTGTCTTTTTTGCTTCTTTAATATCATCTTCAGAAACACGAGGATTTTCATGCCAAGTTGCTTTTATACTCGCCCATTCTGGAAATTCATCTGAAAAACCTCTGTAATAAAACTCTGCAAAGTAGTTATTTCTACCCCTTGGAGTAGATATAAATATTGCTTTGGAGTTGTCTTTATCTAAAGTAGGACGTAGTGCCACATTGAAGGCATCTCTTCCGTCTGTTAGTGCGGCTTCGTCGAATATGATAAGGTCATAACTTCTACCCACCACTGAGTCTACTTGATTGATAGAACCCATTCTTATAGTAGAATTATTACTGAGTTCTATAACTTTGTCTTTTGCATTGTCACGAATTACTTCTAAATCGAAGTGTTTTATCAAACTTCTCTGCAAATCAAAAGAGATTTGCGATAGAGAATAATTAGGGGACATCAATAGTACATGACTATTTGGAACTAGACAAACAAGTTGTCCAATTATATTTGATATATAGGTTTTGCCCTGCCTTCGTGAAACAGCAGCACATACAAATCTATATTTAGGGTTATTTACTGCATTGATAATTGCAGTTTGTGAAGTGTTGGGATCTATGCCCAATAAGTCCATGTATCCTTCTATTGGAAGTTTGATAAAACGGTGTTCTGAATCTAACTCCATAAGATAAGTAGATTCTATGTCTGCTCTACTTATCTCTATCAATGAAGTGTCTCAAAATTAAAGGGGTTATCTGGATCATCTGGTCTAAGAATTTGATTTTCTTCAGCCAGCTTGTAGAGGTAGAGATAAGCACTGCATAGTTTTGCATATTTAGCTTCAGTCGAACTAATACCTGTGCCAGTTAACTCTTTTTGTGTAATTCTCATTAAAGCTTCACTTGTGAATAACGAAACTTCATCAAGCCATGCTTTTCTTGTGTCAACTGTTGGTAGTGTCATTTTCTTCTTTTTATTCCTCTAACGTATTTTTGTGATTTCGGAGGCATCTTTTTAGATCCTCCTTTACCTGCCCAAAATACTTTATTAGCCCAGTATGCCGCTGAGGACTTACCTTTTGCTATATTTTTTGCATGTCGAGCTTTGAAGCTTTTACGCGCTTCAGGACTGTAATTATGTCCCATTCCTTGTGCACCAAAGCGTATAATCTTAACTTTGCCCCCTACTCTTACACCAACTACTGCTTTTTTCGTTTTGTGTTTAGGTGTTCTTTTTGGAGCATTAAGTCTATTTAAACCTGCTTTTCTTAGTCTTGCTTTTTCCGCTTTTGTTAGTGCCATCTTTATTTTTCCTCTTTACAACTTCTGCTCCTAGAAATAAATTGAAAAGTTGTGCATAAGATTTACCGAGTTTACTACTCAGCTATCTTCCTTTTCTTGGTAATATTCTGCCTACAGTTCTTTTCCCAAATCTTGCTTTTTTTGGGTTTAAAGTTTTGCCGTATCTAGGACCGACACCCTTAGGTGCGGCTGAATATCTAAATGCTTCGTAGCTATTAGGGTTCTTACTGTTAACAGTAGTTCCCGCAGCTGCGTTCATATCTCTTGTGACTCCTCTTTTGAGTACATGTTTACGGAGTTTAGAAGTATTGTGTCTACTTGCTCCGCTTAAAAATCCGCCTTGTCTAGCCATGATTTTCTCCTATTTGCTTGCACTTAGTAGTGCTATTTAAATAATTTTTTAAACTTGTTTTATTGTGTACAGTATTGGGCAACTCTAAAAGTTTGCGTATCTTTCTATTTTCTTCCAATTTTTTATGAGTAACTTTAGAAAGATGATCTAAAAGATTTCCTATTACATATAAGTCTTTTATGAAAGAGTCTCTTTTCATATGCTCCCTTATTAGGAGATTAGCGTTTCTTCTTACTAGTTCTCCTCTTTCTTTTAACAAAGGTTGAAACGTAGGTTGGTTTACCTCCAGGATTACCTGCTTTTCTTTTTCTTCTAATAGCTGAACGAACTTGTTTAGGGCTCATTCTTGCTGCTTTGGCAGAAGGAACGCACTTAGGGTATCCTCTTTTACTTTTTGTTGCGGACTTTCGACCACAGGGCATATAACCTCCACCTTTCTTTTTACGAGAAAGGTCAACCCAACCTTCTTTAAACCATTTAGTTAGTCCACCTTTTGGTTTAGCCATCTTGGTGGTGATCCATCTCTCCATCTGCAATATAGTTTGCAGCAGAGACTACTTCATATTCTGAGATTGCTATTTTATTTGTAAACCAAGTAGGCAAATCTGCCTCTGGATTAGTCAAATGGTCTAGAATCATTTGAGAATGTGAAATTATAGTCTTACAAGATTTAATCACAGATGCGGCATCAGTATGCCCATCTTTTTCTATAATAAATTTTCCGTTACCTAATAATTTTCCTTTCATTTTGATTTATTTTCTGCTTCCATCATTTTATCTTTGATATCTACAGTGCCGTCCCAGTTTTTGTCTTTTCCTGAGATAATATTCCAAAATTGAATACATTTAATTTTAATATACTCTATCATTTTTTCCTCTTTCTGCCAGTTCCCATGCGGTATCGTCCGCCTCTGGCTTTATATGTTTTAACTAACCATCCGTTTGCATAGGCCGATGGATATACCTTAAATTTTCTTTGGGCTTCCGCTTTAACTCTAGCATAAAGTACGGGATTAGTAGGTACTGGCTTTTTCTTAGCCACTCGCCGTCTTTTTCTTACTGCCATGTCTTAACTCCATAAGTCTTGCCCGATCTTGTTGGATAATTATTGGAAAAGGTGCTTGATTACCTCCACCTTTCGTATACGTAGGATGCGACCATAAGTATTCTATTTTCTCTTGGCTATCATTTCTATGTGCCACGATATCGTCAATCGCATTAAGCGTAAGGTCATCCACTACATAAACGACTGCGTCCCAGTCTTCTATATCCCAGTTCATCTCTGTAAGTTTGAGGATTTCTATATCAAAGGGAGCAATCTTAATTTTCCCTTTCAAATAACTTTCATAACTCCATGGACAAACATGTCGAATACTATGAAAATATTGTAACCAGTTATATTTAACCTCTACTTCTTTTCTTTTTACCACTCTTTTTCTTTTTCTTTTTATGCATTGGCATAATATGTCAACTCCATTTCCCATCGGGACATTCTGCCCATCTTATTTTTGTTTTGAGGGGCATAAAGCAGTGACAAACTTTACAAGTCTTCCAAAATTTTGAGTATTTTGGACACTGCTCACATATTTTAAGCCTCTCTTTATGAGGAAGCTTTTTCATCTCAAAGAGCTCGGTAATTTAGCCCTTTTTTTACGTTGCAAGTTTATTTTTCTTGCTAGTAACTTTTTGTATCTAGAATTTACTGCTTGTTCAACTTTTTCTTTTTTCTCAGCTTCTTCTAGAGCTTGTTCAATATCTTTAGCCATTCATGTTCTCCAATGCAATTTTTGCATTTTCTTCACTACTAAACCAATAATCTTGTCCATTTAATTTAAATCCCCATCTAGGTAACTTGTGATCGTTATTTTCTACTATTTTTGTTCCTGATTTTATTTTTGGGGCTTTTTTAATGTCTTTTTTACTGTATTCCATTTCCATTTATTTCTCCTATCCGTGCATTGTCCATATCGTTAAAAATACGGTAGCTCCACCAACTATTATTGCTCCTGCTACACTTATCATTATCATTTCGATACGTTTGACATTTTCATCTATATCATCAAATCTTTTAAACGCAGTCTTCCACCGTTCAGCACACACGGCTTCGTGTTTATCTAAATTTGCTGCTACATCTTCCACGTTCACTAAGTTTCTCCCTAAAACTGCTGTTGAGTTCCTCTCAACTATTTCTAAATTATACCAAAAATAGTACCGAAAGTCAAGTACTATTTTTGTATGGTATATATTTTGACGGGTTCCGACTTTCCTTTGACCGTAACTTCGTCA